CCCTTGAACTTCTCCACCGTGCGAAGCCCGCCAATCCCCAACATGCCGGTGATGACGACCCACAGCAGATCAAGGTTCAGCGTGGGTGGTGTGGGCCAGCCCTTGATAGCTGCCAGCCAAGCCAGCAGCGGCTGCAGGATCGTGGCGTAGATGAATCCTGCACCACCGGCCCACCCGAAAAACGGGCGCCAGCCGGCCACGAACACGCTGGCGTGACTGGCCTCGCGGGCGTTGATTTCAAGCTGTGCGATGGTCTGCTGCAGTTCACCCTGCGCGGCCATCCGCACAAGCTCCATCTCAGCGGCTTGCTTCTGCGCCGGGTCAGGCACAAACCGATCCAGCAGCGTCTTGCCGATCTCAAGGATCGGGCCGAGGATCAGCGGATTCACGTCAGGTTTCCATCAGGTCAGCGATGCGGCGTGCCCAGCCGCGTGAGAAGGCCGGCCAGTTGGTCAGGCCGGTCATGAAGCGCAGTCGCTGCGCCAGCACCCGCAACCGCAACGCGTTCATGTCCTGCGCATACGCCGCGGCCAACGTCTTGGGGCCGATGACCCCATCAGCCGTCACACCCAGCGCCCGCTGCAGCCACAGCGTGGCTTGATGCGGCCCTGAGTTCACCGCGGCGTCGAACGTAGCGTACCGGATGCCTGGCGGCAGATCGTCTGCGCGCACCGGCTTCCAGTACCGCTCAAGGTAGATCCGTTTGGCCAGATCCAGCGGCAGCTCGCGCATGTCGCCCTTGTAGCCCACCTCGCGGGCCACCGCCTCGGTGACGCCGAAGCGGGTCTTGCCCCCGGGGTCTGCCGGGTGATCGCTGAAGTCGCCTTCATGCCCCAGCAGCAGCGCGAACGCGGTGTCGAAGTTCATTTGCCCGGCCAGTGAGTAGCGACCCAAGACACGATGCCGCCAAACGCGGACGCGATGGTCATGCCCATCCAGAAGCCGCCCTTGCCCTTGTTGGCCAAGGCCAGCAACTCCTTGACGTCACTCTGCATCGCTGCCACTTGGTCTTCCAGCGTCTTGACCTGGCCGATCAGCAGACCGAATTTCACGGGGTCGATGTCGCTCATGGTGCTAAGGCGTTTTGGTTTTGGGATTCGGGGGCGAGGGCGTTGACTGAACCGATCATCGCACCTCGCGTAAGCGTTTCGCGCGCTGCTGCGCCTGTGGCTGCGCCGGCCTGCCGCTTGGCTTGCAAGTCAAGCGCCTGCTTGACAGCCTTGGCAGCTAACCCGGGGTCGGTCATTTCACGCGCGATTTCCATGGCCAGTTTATCGTCAAGCCTGAGCATAAGACGTTTGGTCACGCTGTTGAACACTGTCAAAGGTACGCTCAAGAACGCCGGCAAAGGCAGACCCAACTCACGGCCAGTTTCCGTGCCAATCTGCTTGATGTCGATCCCCGCATCGGACCCGGCTTTGACCAGTCGGTCATATTCGCCGCGGCGGATCAGGTCTTGCTGCACTGCGTTGACGTGCGACAGTTCTTGCGGAGACAACCCCTTGGTCAGCATTTGCAGCCGGCGCTCCACGGCGTCAGCCGTGGCGCCAGGCGGCAGCGGGGGCGACAGCTTGACGTTGGTCTGCTTGGCCAGTTCGTTGATCTTGTCCAACCGCGCGGCGTTCTGCCCCACCACTTTGATGCGCTGCAGCACGTTCATGCCCGCGTCGTCCAGCACCTTGATGGGGTCGGCGTACTTCTGCAGAAACGCCGCATGCGCCTCGGGCGTGGGTACTTTGACCTCGCGCATGTACAGATCTTCGATGCCGGCCCGCGCCGTCTGCATGGCTTTTGGGTCGTCTCCGAACAGCGTGACGAAGTTGCGCGCCTCGCTGACGCCACGAGGCTGGAAGTACTTGGTGATGACGTCTTCGGGCTTGATCTTCGGTTCGTTCAGCGACGTAGCGCGGAACAACTGATCATTGACGCCGGTCTTAAACCGGGGGACGTACTCGGTACGGTACAGGTTGAGCGCGTCGTCATACGCGGCTTTCGCCGTGTCGGACAGCGTGGTAGACGACTTGACCGCATCATCAATAGCTTCGTGGATTTTGCCGAGGCTGCGCAAACGCATCCCGGCGCCGGGGTCCATTGAAGTGCGCCCCGCAGCGATGTCCACATTGACCGCTTTGCGGATGTCGTCCAACTGCTGCAGCGTGACCTCGGGCGCGGGCGCAGCAGGCGCGGCCTGCTTGATTTTGCCGCTGACAACGCCTGCGCCCAACGGCTTCGCGGGCGGCGCCTTGGGCTGCAACGACAACAGCTTGCGCACCGTTTCTGGCGCAGTGCTGGGGTCGAAGTCCGACAGTTTACGCCCCAGAATCGACTCGGCTTCGCCGATGACTTTGCTCATGTCAATCTTGGCGTCGCCGGCTTCCTTGAACGCTGCGGCGTATGCAGGCTCGATGACGCCCTTCTTCACGGCTTCGCGCTTGGCTTCTGCGCCTGCCACTAGCGCAGCGCCCGCGTCTTCCGGACGCAAAGGCGCAAGCGCGGAATTCATCTTGGACTGCACTTTGGCTGCAGCGGCGTCAAACTTGGCCTGCGCACGGCCCTGCTGCGCGGCCTGCGCGGCAGCAGTCTGGGCTTCTGCGCCGGCAAACTCCGACACCATTGACGGCACTTTCTGCGCCTTGGCTTGCAAGAGAGAGAAGCGCGCGCTGCCTGCCGGCGCGGCTACCTCACCAGCACCAGGCGCAGCGCCCGGTACAGCGGCGCGCTGCCCGCGCAGCAAGTCCAGAATGTCTTGCCCTTTGCCTTCCAACGCCTTGAGGTAGGTGTCCGACTTGAGGTTGACGACTTTGCTGGCGTATTCTCCTGCCTTCTGCAATGTCGGCGCGATGATGCCGCGCCCGCCCGCTTCCATCGCGCCGCCAACCAGTACGTCTTCGGCGCCGCGGGTCAGCGCCTCTTTTGCGCTGGTGGGCGCCTTCTGATAGCCAAGCGCCTGCTCGGCAATGTCAAGCCCACCCTTGGCCAGCCCATACCCCAATCCCGCGCCGCCGACGATGCCTGCGAGGCCGAGCGGCGTACCCAGCACTGCACCGCCAGCACTGCCAAGCGCCTCAACGGTGGGTCGAACCATCTGGATGGCGCGCCGCCCCATCGGCACTTCGCTGGGCTGCGCAGGCGGCGCAACCATACCTGGCGCTGCGCCGGGAATCTGGCCTGCGGGCGCTGCGGGCGCGGCAGTAGCCCGCAACCGTCGAATTTCGTCAGCGAACACTTTCGCGTCTGCAGCATTACCGGCTGCGTCAGCTTTGATTAGCGCGGCGCTGAGTTGCTCAATGGTCGCCATGATTACTTGTACTTGTTGAGCAGAGCGTCGATGTTTGGTGATGCGGGGGCAGGCGCCGCGCCGCCGCCCTGCTTGTACTCATACGTCATATCGTATGCTTCTTTGATGGTCTGTTGCGATGCGCGGATCTGGTTGATGGCGTCCGAAATGGCTTTGCGGACGCTGGCGGCGTCTTGGCGCCTGTCGAGCGCGGCGAATGCCTGCCGCAACTGCGCGCCTTCTTGGTTCGACACGTTGCCCAGCGCGCCGCCTGTGGGGGACGCCTGCCGCATGTTCTGCAACTCTTGAAAGCCGCCCCGCGCGGAGATCTTGTCGAACAACGCCTCGGCCTCGCGGCCCGCTGAAGTGATGCCCGGCAACCGACCAGCAGCGATACCCGTGATGCTGCTCAATCCCGGATGCTTGGCCAACGTCTCCAAGTCTTTGATGAGCGTGTTGGACGTCGTTTCAAACGTCTTGACGGCTGACGTGGCTTGAGGGAACTTGGCTTCGCGCGACTGGCGTTCTTTAGGGGTAAGACCTTCAATTGCAGCAGCCGGTGTTTTGCCGATAGCTTCTTCTCGGGTGACGTACTTAACGCGGCCTGTCGCTTCATCAACGACAGCAATCGGCGGCTGAACAGTTGGTTCTTTGGGCTGCGCGGGCGGGCGGCCAGCCAGTGCAATACGAACGCGCTGCGCTTCTTCTTCCGGCGACAGCAGGCGCTCTTGTCGCTGTGCATCGCGGAATTGCGCGTAGCCCGCAGCCGTCAACGGGAAGCCTAGCGCCTTCATGGCGGCCACATCAGAAGGCGTTGCTTCTTCTTTCGGCAGTGTTTGCGCCAGCGCTTTACCTTGCTCGCGGATGCGGGCGCTAGGGCTGATCATCATGTTCTGCACTGTCTCGCGGGTGATGCCTGCAGCCGCAGGCGCGGCCAGCGCGTTGGCGGGCTCGCCCGCAGCAGGCGCAGCAGCGCCAAGCAAGCCAAACCGCTCGGCCTCGCGGGCGTACACCTCTTCCTCATCCAGCGCACGCATACCTTCAGTGGCCAGCTTGATCAGCGAGTCTTCGCCGGTCTGCATACCGAACTGCAGCATTTGCCCCAGCGTGGGGCGGTCGAGCTTATAGCCGCCCTCGGCCATCTTGGTGCCAAGGTTTGTCAAGAATTCTTGCCGCTTGGCGGCCTGCGCAGCCTTGGCCGCGCGCTCTTGAGTCATCGCCTGCCGATCTGCAGCCATCGCCAGCCGCTCGGCTCGTTGTGCAGCCATGTTCTCGCGCTGGAACTGCATTTGCTCGGCCTGCTGCTGACGCAGCATGTTCTGCTCGGCCTCGCGCTGCACATCCTGCTGGCCTTGGAAGAACGCCGACGCCGGCTGCGCCGGTTGAAGAAGTCCGAAGTTGACTGCCATGCTGGTTCCTTAACGCGGGCCGAACATCGCGTCTACGCCCGCATCGTAAGGCGTGCCATAGAAGCTACGGTCCTCAACCGGCGCAGGCGCTTGGAACTGCGGTTGACCATAGTACCGACCGGCCAGATAGCCCAACTGATTCAGGCCGCCCGAGTAGGCGCTGCCTCGGGCCAGTGCGGCGTTCGCCGCCGTCTGGCCTTGACCAACCATCATGTTGCCGACGTTGGTGGCATAGGTCTGACCCAGACCACTCATCACGCCTGCGGCGCGGGGGCCGACGTCAGCCAGCCCGGCCAGACGGTTGTACGCCGCGCCGAACTCCTGCGAGCCGAGGTCTTGGCCGTACCGCAGCGCGGCCTCCAGCGCGCCGCCTGAGATCAGCTTGCCGCGCGCCGCGGCTTGGCGGTCCAGCGCCTTTATGCCCTCGCTCAGACGGAACTGGTAGCCGGGGTCCATTTGCAGGAAGTTCTGCGCTGCGCCAGGCCCGCCGCTCATCAGCGAGCGCAACCGGTTGTAGTCCTCGGTCCCGCCTTGCAGGAACGGCTGCTGCCGAGCGATGTTCTGCTCGTACTGTTGGCGCTGAAGTTCTGTGGCGCGATCAGTGGCTTCCGCAGACGTCTGCGCCGCAGACTTTGCGGCGCGCGCTTGCATGCTGCCGCCGATCAGAGCGGCAGCGGCGGGAATCAGGAACTGGAACATTTAGGTCACCTCGCGCCCGCTTGCGCGGATGTTGATGGCGGTTGCCGTGCCGGCGATTGTAGAGATGAACCCGCTGGGCGCAAGCACTTGGCCAACGATCTCGGGGAACGTGTACGTCTCAGCCGGGGCCAGCGTCTTGGTCTTGACGATCAAGTTCTGGTTGCCCGCCGTGTCCGCGCCGGTTACTAGGTTCACGCTGATCGTCGCAGCCGAGGCGCTGTAGTTCGTCGCAGTGAACTTGTCAATGATGGCAGTTACCCCAGTCGCCGTGTATTGCGTGGTCTGAGTGTTTTCGGCAATCTTGGCCGGTACGAGTACTTTGACGGTAACAGTCATTTTTGGCTCCTTACGGGAAGCATTCGACGTTGCAAACGACGGACGAGTTGCCGTTTACTACCGTGATGGAAAATCCGTCGATGTCCGCAGACAGCAGAGTTGCATACGCGACCACAGCCCCGCTGCTGTCTTTGATGTTGATAACGCCCGTATCGCCGCCGCCGCGTCGGCCTGTTCCGTCTACCGAGCTAAAAATTACCGTGCCCGACGTGCCATCGTGCGTGCCCACAGATGTAAACGCCTGCGTAGTTGACGCAAGCACCGCAGTAATCCGCAAAGCGCGCGGGCGAAACCCTACGCCGGTAACCGCTTGAGTGCCCGCGCTGGCGTTCAACGTAAACTGAATGTACTTGAACGGCGGCAACAGCGCGCCGTTCTTGTCGTAGTTGTTCAGCGTGTAGCAACCCGCACCAAACCGAGCCGCCGTCAGGTTGTAGTAAGTGGCGGTTTTTTGCTCGTTAAAGTCGTTGTTATAGATGGCGACGTTTGTACACGCCGCGCCCGCACCACCAAACCCAATCGCCGCGTATTGCGTCTTAGTGCCTTGACGGTCGCCGATGCGATTGCCGTGGATCTGGATATGGTCGGGCTGATTAGGCGCGGCGACCGAGCCGATGATGGTGATACCGTTTGCAAACGGGTAGTACGCTGTGTCTTGCCCGTTGTTGAAAATTATGTTGTCGGCAATCGTGACATTTTGAACGTCCGAAAGCGCAATGCCTTCCGCACCGCATGAATCAATAGTATTGCCAACAATGACAGTGTACGGCGAGCCGCACTCAATGCCTGACGCAGAGATGTTTGACCGGGTAGCGCCGGTAATCGTATTGTTCTCGATGCGAAGGTACGCGCCAGTGTCGTTGCAAAAGATCGTAGATTCGCCGTTACCGACGCAGTTGTTGTTGGTGAACGATCCTCTGGTCGGCATGAAGTACGCCGCAGACCAGTTGTTGTCGTAGAAAAAGTTGTTCTCCACACGCGCGTCGTAGGGCGTGCCCAACACAGACGTCGCAATCCAAAGCGCCGGGGCGCTGACTGTAGATGGAATGGGGCGCCCGTTATTGGTGAAGTAGCACTCCGTCACCACCATGTTGCGGTTGGCGGTCATAGCCAGCGCGATGAACGTATGGTTCTGGAAGCCGCAGTTTGAAAACGTGACGTTTGACACCTTGGCAACAGCGACAAGCTCCGCTGTGCGCGTGGAGTTGTTGTTGCCGTCAAACGTCAGCCCGTAGAACTCCAAATCGGTGTCGTAGTAGACGTCAACAGTACCCGTGATGATGTCGTTGCGGATCGCGGTCGTGCCTGCTCCGAACCCGGAGGTCAGCTTGATGATCGACTTGTTCATCCCCTCGCCGATCAGCGTCGTCTTGGTCTTGACGAGCAGCGTGGTGGAGATGCGGTAGGTGCCAGCAGGGAAGTAGACGCTGCGTCCGGTGCCGGCGTTCAGCGCGTTCTGGATCGCCGTGGTGTCGTCAGTAGACCCGTCGCCCGCGGCGCCGAAATCTTTGACCGACAACGACTGGCGCAAACGCGCTTGGACCGTGGTGGCCACCGCGCCCGTGCCCGACTGAACGTACCCTACAAGACTGGAGCCATTGGACGCGGACAGTGTGGTCAGCGCCGAAATGACGTCGATGTTGTCCACCGTCCAGATCTCAACGTCAGTGGCTGAGGTCAGCTTGAGCTTGTACGAAGCATTACCCAGCCACACAGACGCCTCGCCTCGGCTGTCAAGAATGACGGGATTGGTGTTGGCCACCAGGCCACTGGCCGAGGTGTACGTCAGCAGCGGCGTGGTCGTGCCGGCTGCATAGGAGTACAGCTTCCCGCCAGACAGAGGCACGCCGTTGGCGTCAAAGAACTGAAGTTTGGGTGCGGGCGAGAGGATGGCCATAAAAGTCCTTACAAAGCCGCGAGGGCAAACGTCAGCAATTGATCATAGCGCAGACCCAACCGAGAAGTCACAGTGCCATCGGCCAATTCGACTTCATCGCTGCAGAACATTCCATACTTGCTCGCGTCAAGTCCTTCTGCGGCAAACGCCGCGCGCACATCCTGCGCCATGACGCCGACGTGCGTCCGCGCGCCGTCGCCTTTTAGCGCCACAGCGGAATTCCATTTGAACGCTCGGATCAGAGCTTTGATGCGCTGCGCAACGCGGTGTTCTGCGTCAGTCAACGAACGCACTTGCTGCTTTTCAGTGGCGTCGGAAGTGTTGATGGTGCCTACGGTTGCGTAGACAGTGTTCCAACGCTGCGAGCTTGTGCCTAAGTTGTAGGTGTTGTCTACAAAGGGTCTAAAACCGCTAGCTTGCGTCACTGTGACAGCGGTAGTGCCGATGCCAGTGATTACGCCATTTGACCCAGTAAGAACCGCATAGTTGGTGTCTTGATAGAACTTTGTGGTTGTGTTGTCTGCGTAAAAAACGCTGCCGTACACGCCAGTCCAATAATAGCTTGACGTCCCAAGAGAATAGGACGCTGACAAATATGGACGAAAGCTACTGGCGTCAACTTGCGTGATGATTGTGGAGTTGCACACAGCTTGAACGCCGCTTGTGCCGTTTATATACGCGTGACCGGAATTTTCTTTGTATTGAGCTTGTTGCGAATCCCCAGCCAAAAATTCTTGTGCGTAGGCAGAATTCCAACGTTGGCTACTTGTGCCTAAATTATAAGAGTAGTTGGCATAAGGGCGAAAACCCGTGGCCTGCGTGACCGTCACTGCGGTGCCGGCTATGCCGGTAATGACGCCGTTGTCGCCGTCAACAACAGCATACCCACTGTCTTCTTTAAAACGGGCTTGTTGTCCGGCACCGGCTAAAAATTCGGTGGAGTACGTAGATGCCCAGCGTTGACCACTGGTGCCCAAGTTATAGGTGTTGCTGGCAAACGGACGGAAGCCCGTAGCCTGCGTGACCGTCACTGCGGTGGTGCCAATACCCGTGATTGCGCCGTTTGTCCCCAGCATCGCAATGTATCCGTTGTCTTCGGCCAGCGTGCCGTTGCGCGCGCCCGTCGTTGCGCTTACGGTGTTCAGTCGGGTGACGAATGCGTTTTCCGAGTTCTGGTACGCAAGGGTGCCAAAGATGACCGGTGGTGTCGTGCCGATCTCAGCGTCACGCTTGACCGCGTTTATCTCTGCGGTGTAGTCGACCGGTGCTGGTGCTACCTCCAGGCCGTTGATCGTTGTGTCAATGACATCCGAGTAGTCAACCGGCAATGGAGCCAAAGCAAAGTCGTTTGTTGAGCCGCCCGTGTTCTCATACGTCAGCGTGAACAGGTTTAGAAAGAACCTGTACCACTCACGCGCAATGATGCCTGTTCGAGGATCAACCAGCGGCACGCGCGGCGGCGTGATGGTCGTAATGTTTGGCGGGCTGCTCATGCCGACGTGCCGCTAAGGTTCAATTCGGCACCCATGACGGCAATTTTTACCGGATCAGTGCCGCTGACTTCGTAAACGCGGTCGCGCAGTTTTAAGGTCATGCCGAGGCGGCGCCAGAAGACGCGGCGGCTGTACTCACCGATGCGGCCCAATTCAGACCAGTGTTCATTCGACCAAGTGTGCCCGCCGTCGTCCGACCAGCGCAGCATCACTTTGGGGTTGACGCCTTGCGTGAACACAGGCTCCTCATAGACTTCGTAAAGCTGCGCGGCAAAGTTTAACGACAGCGTTTCGTCTACAGCCGGAACCGGATCAAAAGGATCCAAGCCATTGAGCCCAACCCCTGATTCACAATCAAGCTGCAGCGTGTGGTGCGCGGTGCGCTTCAAATTGTTCTGACCCGTGGGCAACGCCCGCCATGACCGAAGCCACCGCTGCACGCTGTTGTTGTCAGCGTAGACGTCTAGGTCAAATGCGTAGATGTTGCCGTTCTCGTAATCGCCAATAACGATCTCGTTATTAAACGCCATCTGGCAGTTGCCACGGTGGCGCGTAAACGCAGTGCCGTCCCAGCCGGCACGTTCATGCCAAGCGCCGGTCGAGACGTCATACACCCAAGTGGTGTTGGCGTTTGGGAAAACCAGCACATAGAAGCTGTGGCCGTCCTGCTGGTAGGTGTACCCGATGGCGTCCGTCAGGCTGCCGTATTGCTGAATCTGCCACTCGACGGCGTGCGTGCTGATGCGCTGGCCGGTGTATCCATTGGCCCGGTAGACAATACCGCGCCCGCGTGCATCAGACCCAAGCCAGAAGATGCCGTTGTCCAGTTTGGCCACAGAGTAAGGCGCTGAACAGCCGATTTCATTAAATGCGCCTTGAATGCGCGTCAAGGGAAAATCGACAGCGCCGCTGTCGTACCACACTTCGACGCTGTTGTTGCCAAACAACCACGCTTCGCGGTGGTCAACGATCAGGCTTACCAAGCCGTCTGGAGAGCCTTCTGCGCTCGCAAAATCAAGAGGGTCTACCGAAGTGCCGTCCAGCAGACTGGTGACCCACACGCGCTGGCTGCCAGGCTCGTTGAACACAAAGTACCCGTCGAGATAGCCGACTGTCACCGCG